CGCAGGGCGTCAATGGCCATCTGTTCATGGTTCCCACGCACGGTGATAAACCAGCGCTGATTAAGCAGTGCCAGGCACTGCAAACTCTGCGGGCCGCGATCAATCAGGTCGCCGACGCAGATCAGCAGATCCTCATAAGGGTCGAAGTGACGCTCCCGCAGCGCCTGCATTAAGCGTTGGTAGCAGCCGTGTAGATCGCCCACCAGCCAGATATGTCGCCACTGTGCGCCGTCGATACGTTGATACATAATCTCCCCCTCTTTTCAGTATAGAAAACAGGCGATCAACGTCCTCAGACCGGTTATGTTTTTGAGATGGAAGTTGCGAAAAAGGCATGAACTTGTCACTCATTTGCCGGAGAAACAGGAGCTGCACTCTGCGATTCATTGATGGCAAAAATAGCTTGACGCCCACATAGCGGATTATGTTATGGTTTGCAGCGAATATGATGTTTTCGGGAAATTCTCGCTAAAAACGCCATATTCCAGAGAGATAAAAAAAGACCGAATACGATTCCTGTTTATGGTCTACGGACGATTTTCATTTACACATCATACATTTACCCGCATTTTCAGCCCATTTTCAACATACCAACACTTACCATTAGATACTTTTGCGATCAAACACTTGTTACTTTATTCGTGGGCTCGACGTGGAATTTTAGTGGTGATACTCCTTCAATAAAATACCCGCCATCCCGACGTGCATAATCACCATGAATTAGCTTTGACGATCAGTAGATCTGACCACCGTGTGGTGTAGTGCGGCGAAAGCAATTTTTCAAAGGTAAACTTAAGGTGAAATGAAGTTTAAACCCCTGCCATATAGTTAAAATTATCGCCAGTGTTACCCTTCATCTATTCCGGTCGCAGACGACTTGATACACCGTAAGGGGATTAATATTATGATCTTGCGTGAATTGATTACTGGAGGGGCTAAGGTGGGCTGGAGGTTACTGATAGGGCTTCTTTTTGGTACTGCCATCGGGATTGCATTATTTGGATTGATTTTCTCGCTCAAGCAGTTGTAGTGAAGCCGCGGCGCTCTTGCGCTGTGTCCTGGTCAGATTGCAGATGTCCAGAAACGCAAAAACCCGCTCAGAGCGGGTTTTTTATCACATACACTTATCTGCTCAGGTTCAGACCGTCATCGCTGTCGTAAGTGTCCGTGTAAGTATTATCAGCGTTTAAAGCGCAACGACATTTCCGGCCGCAGGACCTTTGGCACCGTTCTCAAGCGAGAACTCGACCTTTTGCCCTTCATCGAGCGTTTTGTAATCGTTGCCCTGAATAGCAGAGAAGTGTACAAACACATCCTTACTTCCATCAGCCGGGGTAATGAAGCCGAAGCCTTTCTCAGAGTTAAACCATTTTACTAAACCAGTCATTTTATTAGACATAGATACTTCCTTAAATTTTTTTGAGCCACATGTCGTGGCGAACATGGCCTGCTTGCAGATGATGACTTATGGGGCACTTAGGAGAAGGCTCATGCAGAGGAGTATCGAAGGATAACGCTTGAAATGAGGACTGCTTTACTAAAACTGCTTACATAAGGTCTGTTTGCCAAACCGTGAAAGCATGATGGACTGTTAAGCAGCATTAAGCAAGGCTGTTTTTGTCAGCAAATCGCAGAATTACTTTACAAAAGGGAAGTGATAATGTTGGGGAGCACGACTCAGAGAGGGAGTAACTCTTAAAAGCCCTGGCCATTGCAACCAGGGCTTTTACGGTACTACGGACTTCAGAATTAACATTAATGAACTTTCTTGAGATTTACTGCCATTTGTACTACTTACAAATGCACCCGTTTACTACAGATAATTTTGGGCATTAATACTAAAAAACCTCCCTCTATTTATCCTGATACACACCTTACCATCCATTCCTGAACGGCAACTTAAACAAGTACATTCCCCATTGCGACATCTACTCTTTGATGCGTTGCCCTCTGCTGTCAGGACCATAACAAAATCGACAGCATGAACTCTAAAGGCCTTACATCGTCGCACTTACACTACCATTTTGCGAACCAGCACATCACTACAAGGCCTGAAAGATTACTACACCCCAAACTACAAACTTCGTGGCCTTTACTGCAAAATGGCTTACCCCAGTACTGCTACTAACCGTCAACTTTTCTCTGTGCTGTTAGGTTGTAATTTACTCATTGACAAAGCTGAGTCAATACTGTTTTTAAAGACATGTTTTTATTAACAGCTCTGGCATTTATGACAGTTAAGGATCCTTCTCATTCATCCTGCTACGCGAGAGCTCTTCCCGTATTTCCTTATAGCTCCTTTCACAATGAAATACCTCCAGAATGCCAAACCATCCCTTATCCCGGGCTGAACGTTTAACTTGTTATCGTCTCTCCAGCGGCGTCTAAGCTTTTGAGTACAACATGCCTCGCCCGTCTTTCGCATTCAGGTGATACTGACTTACATCCGCTTTTTATTTTTGCCGCGATAGTTAGCCATTTCGGGCAGGACTGTTGCAACTGTTGCAGGATAGATATCAATTTAACTGGAAAAGTTTTGGGAAAGACTCATACGCCCAATAAAAAACGGGAACCAACCGGCTCCCGTTCTTATTCAACCCGCAGCGCGGATTACATGTTCGCGATAATCGCGTCGCCAACCCCCTCAACTTTTCAGCAGCTTAGCGTCATCTATCAGACGTTCAAAATCGTAGGTCACGGTTTTGGCAGTGATTGCGCTTTCCATACCGCTAACAATCAGGTCTGCGGCTTCGAACCACTCCATATGACGCAGCAGTACATAGATAATTCAAATTTAACCGGCTGTTTTTATTGAATAAAAACCTCAATTTAGCCTAATAAACCGTCAATAAAACACAACGACTAACCTATTGATTATCAAAACTAGAGGGATCATTTTGGGGAACAGATTTCCTATCTTAATAAGGGATTTTAAATCAGTTATGTAGTTATTGAAAAACAGAAAGTTATCTTAGTTTTTCATAACATTTACTGAAATTATAAGTGTTTTCCTTCAAAGAGTTACCGTTACTGTCGAAGCCATATTATGAATACTCCAATGTAAAAAAGACGTATTCGAACGTCCGCTATGAGCGAAAGGCGGACATTCGATTCGTGACGAAAGGCTATTTTTGTGATCCCAAACAAAAAAGCTTAAACACAGTGCTAAGTCATGCGGACCCAAAGGGTATCAGAGTTATGGATCCAGCTTTGCAAACGTTGCTAAATCCTGGTGATCTAATCGAAAGTACTGTTTTTCTTCTATCAGGGATGCCCCAAGGGATAAGTAAAACTCAGCTGCTTTCGGGTTGGTAGTTTCAGCAGTCCAGTCAAATCTTGTGCAGCCATGCTCAACCGCAAAAGCCGCTATAAATCGCATGAGTGATTTACCTACTCCCTGACCTCTTACTGCAGCTGATGTGAAGAGATCTTTCATATACGCCTGGCCGGAGCATTTTGGCGCAGGGAACATCATGGTGAACGTGGCGAATCCAACAAGCGATCCTTTTTTCCATGCCCCCAGGACGGTCACGCCCGAGTAGACAGAGAAAACCCGGTGGGTCAGATAAGATAACATTTCGTCATAGCTGGCCCCCTCACTTCCAAAGTAATAAGTGTCCATTTCTACAAAAATTTTCGCCAGTGCAGGAATATCTGACGAATCACATATTTTTATTTTCATACTCTTCCACGAAAATTTGTAAGCAGCATCTCTATAGACTTAAACATACGAGATCAAAGCACGTACCTCAATTGAATTCCGCTTCTGGCACAAAGCGGCTCCTACGATAGGAAACGCTGTCATGGGGTGTTAGGGGCTGGAGGTTCAAATCATCTCGTGCCGACCAAAATTCCTCAATTAAACCAGACTGTTACGGCTGTTTTTCTATGCCTGAAATTTGTCTAAGGTAAAATGAAGGTAAAACCTCTGACAAATTACATTACCGGACAGTCGTCAAACTCCCCCGTCCTGCCGTCGTTGATGATGTAGTAGGTCACTCCTTTGAATACCGGGCGGCCGTCGTAGTACTCATTAGACATCTGGTATGTCACTTACGGCTGATCCAGTTCTTCCAGACTCGGTCGTGGGTGAACGCAGCTGCAGCATGCGCATTTACTCATCCAGATGACACATCACGATCGATCCTTCTACCGGCGTTGCAGACATATCCAGAAACAGCAAAGCACCTTTCTTTATCGTTTCACGGCGTGAATTTGACGCGGTACGCCAGAAGTAAGTCACAGAAGGTACGCGTATGGGTTCGTGGTCGAGCGATATCTTCTCATTCATATAATTAGCAGCAGGAAAAGGAAATCCCATCATAGACCTCCGTTCGGGTTGTACATCATGAACTTGCGGAATACTCGCTCTTGCTAAGAGATATCTTTGAATGTGCTGACGTAGCTCTCAATCCACTCGTTATCCTGGCGCGGCGTCCAGTCCCAGTCAAACGTGAGCACACCTTCACAAAATCTGCTGTGGTAACCGTGCGTCGCCCGGTGGGCTCCATAACTATAATCTGCCTGAATGCTGTCTCGATATCGTCTCTTCCTCGCATGATATGTAGCTCCTTATCGCTGTTTTTATATACATATTTTGAGATTCATTCTTTCAAGATCAAATCGAAAAAAATCATCAAAGTTCTGATAGGTAAGCAGTTTTAAGGAAGCTTCCGGGCTCAGGCAACAGGAATAAACTTTTAGAGTTTGTTAAAGATTAATTTCGGCGTGCAATCACTGATTCCCTGCTATTTATATGCATATTTAAACAATTATATAAATTATCAAAACTTAAATATTCTTAAGGATTTCTTGATGAAATCCTTGTTGATGTTAGAATCAGGAAAAGCTTATAGACCCCCGCCAAGCATATTGGACCAAGAGGTTGAAATTGAATGAACTTTTCGATTTATCACTGCTGCCATCGGTGATAATTTGTGCGATCCTTGCTGTGAAATTGTTTGATTTGATTTCACCTATTAAAGTTTACGAGAATGGAAGAAACTCACAGATTGATGGTCTGCGGGGTCTACTGGCTTTGTTTGTATTTATCCATCACTCAGTAATCTGGAAAGGATATATAAAATATGGTGTCTGGAAAATACCGGACTCTAATTTTTTTACTAATATTGGGCAGATAGGCGTTTCTTTCTTTCTCATGATAACTGGCTACCTATTTTTTACAAAAATAAGGAAGAGCAATCAGAACTGGATTCGTTTATATACATCCAGATTTTTTAGATTAACGCCAATGTTTGCTCTGTCCTTGCTAATTATTTTTTTTATAGTTGGCGTACAAAGCGGGTGGGAGGTTAAAACATCGATAAAAGACATTGTTATCTCGATATCGTACTGGCTCCCTTTTACTTTCTTTGGTGTCCCTAATATAAACGGCCTTAACAACACTTTTATAGTAAATGCCGGAGTGACATGGACACTTGTATATGAATGGTTCTTTTATTTTTCACTTCCATTAATTGCTTTTTTGTTGAGGCGGAAAGTTGGAGTAGTATTTGTTTGCATAAGCTTATTATTTGTTATGTATTATTTTAATTACGGCTCTGATAAGACGCACCTACTCTCTTTTGCTTGCGGATTTGCAGCTTCTTACCTTAGAGAAATTGAGTGGTTTAAACAGCTATCTGTAAAGTTTTACTCAAGCATCATTGTCATGGGCATGATCACCTTCGAACTTTTCTTTTTTAAATTAACTTACAGCCCTATACCAATATTAATTTGTGGATTATGCTTCTCCCTTATTTGTTCAGGGTGCTCTGTTTTTGGCATTCTTAATACCAAGATATTACGTAAGTTAGGTGAGGCAACATATAGCATCTACTTACTCCATGGAATAGTGCTTTATATCCTGATAAACAGACCGTTGATTGGTCCAGTTGGGGCTGTATCATTCCAGATAGTATGTACAGCAGCTTTTATCGTTACTTTCCTCTCCTGCTTTACTTATAAATGCGTAGAACTTCCTTTTATACGACTATCAGATAAACAAAAAAAGCCACCCGTTCTGTAACCCCAGATTACATTGAATCAATGCGGCAGTTAATCCTGCCGCATTCAATTAATAACTTTCAGAAAAATATTTACTAGTATTTAAAAGCTAATAGTAAAAGCCACCTTCTTAGAAGGTGGCTTTTAAGAATGCCCCGGTATCGAATTTACTAAAGTGAAATTTTAAATCGTCTAAAATCAGTATATGCCTATAGCCTGCAACAGACAGGCACGGAATGTAACTGCCCCTTCGCCGGGGCTTTTTTTATTCTTCCTTTGCGCTCTCGGCACGCTGATTCCAGATGCTGTTTTCCGGCATATCCAGGCGGACATCGATCCAGCTTGTAGGCGGTACGTCGATGGCTACGCCTTTTTGCAGTTCGATGTCACCGCCTTCGGAAAGGACATAACGGCGCTTATAGAGTCGAATGATGAGCGAGCCATCCTCCGCCTGCTCTGCTTCCACGATGCCCATATCTCCGGATCCCTGCGGGTCACGCGGAGGCGACATTTGCCACCCGGACTTAGCCAGGCCAGCAGAGCCGTTGAGAAGGTACACACCCGGCGCTTCACGGGTCAGAGTAACGCCCTCAGCTTCGGCATTCGCCACGCCTGCGCCGCACCATTCGAAGTCTGCCTCGTCGATGTCTGGCCGCGTACAGTCCTCTTTGCTTTTCACAATACGAACGATCGGCGACGCTGCCTTGACTGAACCGTCTGCAGCTCTCGTGGTGTTACCTGTGCTGTAAAACTCCACCCGCGCGCCAAACCCGGCCTGGGTGTTGACGCTTTGCCCAAACAGCCTCGCTGTTCCTCCAATGGATGCGAGAAGATGGAAACCATAGTTGGCGCTGAGGGCGAAGTTGAGCCCTACACCTCCTGTACCGGGTACAGGGTTATTACCACCAGCAGAGGGGATCTGGATAAACCGGTTAACCGGGTAAAGCCCCGAATTCGACGGCGCTGATGAAAGGTCAGTTCCGAGTGAAAAAGCGCCGACCTCCATTACATCACCCAAGCCGGTTCCGGTGTTTTTCGTTGAAGCGCTACCAAGCCCGAGACTGCCGCGGGCATCTGATGCCGTTTTAGCCCCGGTGCCGCCCTGCGCGATACTCAGCGCTGTGGTCAGCCCGCCAAGAGAGGTGATATCTGAGTTGGCCCCGGATGAGGCAGAGGACAAAGACAGGCGTGCATCCGCTTTCGTCTTTGCTCCGGTACCGCCCTGCTCAATACTCAGCGCTGTAGTCATCCCACTGAGCGAGGTAATGTCGTTGTTAGCCCCTTTCTTCGCCAGCGATTTCTGGCCGGGTACGGTGACCGGCTGTCGACGGTGCGCTTTGCCGGCTGCAGGTCTTTCCACAGCAGGCGATCGCATTCGCGGTCGGTGTAGGTCTTTCCGCGGATGATGTAGGTACCAGTGTGACCGTCGCAAACCGTCCACACTCCGGCCAGGTCTTTGTAGGCTTCATACTTCCGACCTTCAACGCCGTCTTTACCGCCGATAAAAATGGTTGCTATCGCAAGCGCGCCAGCACCGGCAGCGCCGACCAGCTTTCTGCGAAGTGGAGTTGAAAAAGGCATTACTCCTCCTTAAAAGCTGCCGGGTTAGACCAGCGCCGGTAAGACTCAATCTGCGCCAGCGTGGTTTTGCGTTTGTAATACCAGTTGATGCCAAAAGTCAGAAGCGCCACAACAATGCCGGCAATTACGCCAACGGCACTCCATTCATCAGGGCTTAGCCGGGTCAGTACGCCATTGGCTACCGTCCCGGCTGATGCGCCATAGGCAGCGCCAGAAGCTAATTTGCTCATGTTGGACATGTCTCTCACCTCCGATTAAGTCGGGGTGCTGTGCGTGAGTAAAGGGGTCAGGCTCTCGGGCTGCATTTAACAACGAGGCCATCTGAAGTTGATTCCCGGAGCCTGATAATAAAAAACCCGCACAAGGCGGGAATATGAGGGTGTGGCAATGTCGGCTATTCTGCCGGAGATACCCTGGCTGGGTTTGGTGGGCTGTGAGGGATTAGAACCTGTCTACCCTTCCCTTATGAGGGGACCGCTCATACCAAATGAGCTTCCGGCGCGAAACAATAAAGGCCACACAAGTTCGCAGCCTTTATGTAATAGTCGGGAGCACTCCATCCAACAAACCACCCCGGTTAGTCGGATTTTAATGGAGTGCTTTTGAAAACCAACTGAACAGACACGAAGCGGCATTGCCAGTGGTACTGTTCAGCAGAGAGTTTTCAAAATCATCCCGTTACCATTTATGATCTTTCGCCGGACTCATCCTCTTCGTCTTTCTCGATCATGGATTCAATCCATTTACGCTGCTCTTCTGTGAGTTCAAGGGACGTCATTGTTTCCCTGAGTTCCTTTACTTCCTTGTCTTGTTCAGACGTCTTTTTGTCAGAAGACATACATCACCCCAAGGATAACCAAGACCCAGAACAAGGCGCTGATTGCAAATACCAATACCCAAGCTGTGTAAGGTGAAATTTTCAACCTGTTGATTCCTTGCAAAATCGACAACAGGTATTAGGACAAATCTTAGGGGGTGCCGTTCAAAAGGAAGGAGCTTTCAGGGCAAAATAATCCGTTCTGTTTCTAAGGGGGATAGATAAACCGAAAAATTTGTATTAAGAAAACTCTTAGCAGATATATGTTCTACAAAATTTGTTTCAACTCTGACGTATTAATCATCAATATAATCAAGCACACAATTAATTAGCATGCTTATTTTTTCTTCCTGAAATGCAAAAACCCCGCCGAAGCGAGGTTTAAAGTTTGTTTTCGTACAGGCGCTATATGCCACGATTTGAAGAATACTAGACAAGTTCGGACAAAATCAAGCTTTATGTAGCTAAAATGCTAAATTTTGTTCTCTTCGTCGTGAAAGCTGGTTGCACACTGAAATTCTTTTTCAGCTTTGGCCTCTTCCTGCTGACAAATCTCCGCCAGCGACTCAAGAAATGGCTTCCAGTTGCGAGTCCATGTCCTGATATGCAGATCTGGCAAGCGCCGGATAATAGCCTTGTGTGCAACCGTTGATGGTAGTGAGGAGAATCCATTACCGGAGCAGCGCTCACAGGTTTTGAATACCGGCGCGCCCCGCTCTTTCGTTGCCACGCGATCAAGGATTTCCCCTTTACCGCCACAGCGGCAGCGCGCAGGAATGATGCCCTTCCCTCCACAGGCTTTGCATGCATGTTTTACCAGCTCATGCTTAATCTTTGGGGCGACCAGCTCGACACCGTCAGCATCGAAAATGCCCGGATGTTTGATCACATCCTCATGCCTTGAGATAAATCCCGTACCGCTGCAGGTGGTGCAGGTGCTGCTGCTGGCTGCCGAACGGGCATATTCAGCAAAGGCAAACTGCGCCAGCACCTGCATGCACCAACCAAACTCGCCACCAGCTGCTTTACGCACATTCTTCGGGGCAACTTCCATCGCGTGCCGCACCAGCGCCTGCACTGCGATTTGCTCATCCGTTTTGCTGATCCCGGCCTTTCCAAAGAACGCAGCAAGACCGAAGCGCGCGCGGCTGCTGGTGGTGCCAATCGCTGCCATTACATCTGTACCGGTCAGCCTGTCAGGAGAGGTGCCTTTAACGCTGTCGCTGATGTTCATACCCTGAGGGCTGAAGTGTTTTAATGAAGATTCAAGTTTCATGCGGCCTCCTGCTGTTTCAGTACTCGAAGATCTGCCCTGGCCTTGGCGCGGATGCCGTCCAGTTCTTCCCGGGTGTATCGGTAGGTTTCATTGTTGGACTCGAGCGCCAGCACGCGCTCTTCGCCAATCAGTTCGACAAGAGCGGCGCGGTATGCCTCGATGTTGCCTGATTTGTGGACGTTGCAGGCGGAGCACTGGAGCCATATATTGTCCGGATTAAACCGAAGTTGCGGTGCGGCGGCCGTGGTGCGGTAATGCCCGGCATGCCAGGCAAAAGCGGTTTTGGTACCGCAAGAGATGCATCCGTGCCCGGCGGCCAGCAGCATTTCGCGCCGCCAGTCATTGAATGCACGCTGAGTCATCTGCACCCAATGACGGATCGGCTTCAGCTCCTTACGACGCGCAGCGCGCCGCTGACGGCCAGCCTTCTCTTCAGTGCGCTGCCGCTGTAGTTCCTTCTGCCTAGCGGCTTCACGGGCTTTTGCTGTTTGTTCTTTGCCGATGGCGCTGGCGCACTCGAAGCTGCAAACCACCTGCCCTTCGCGGACCGGGTTGAACCACTGGCGGCAGCTCAGATTTGCGCATTTACGACGGTGTTTATTAGCCATGCTCAACCCCACGCCTTGCTTTGCCATACCCGGCTAGGGCGCGGCGGATGATTGCCCTCCGGCAGTTGAGCGCTGACGGTCCAGGTGATGAGATCAGGGTTGAGGCTGCGCTCGACCTTAACGCCGCGGCGGCGGTATTGCGCCAGCAGCTCTTCTGCCTGCTCCGAGGTGCATTCCATGTGATAGAACCAGGTCTCTTTCATCGACTCAGCCCCCGAAGCTCAGCAGCTGCGCGGCAGCGTTCTCAGCCTCGCGCTGGTCTCTGAATGACCGGGACAGGATCCAGCGCCACAGAACATCGAGCGCAGCTTTGTAGAGCTGCTGAAACTCGGTTTCGTCCATATTGGCGAAGGCGATGCTGCGGGGATGTTTCCGGAGGGTTCCGTCAGGCAGCTGGATGGCGTCACAGTGCCCGGACTCGATAGTCACCCAGGCACGATAGGCGTCGAAGGATTTGCAGGCGCTGATGCTGCCCGTGCGCTTATCGGCGATACGAACGAGGTACTGCTCAGCAGCATCCAGCAGCGCGGTTTCGCTCCCACCGAATGATGCCAGGTATTTGGCATAGCCGGTAACCAGCCTGCGTTCATTTGAGGAGATCGCTCCGCCAGTGGGCTCCCAGTATTCGAAGCCGAGATTAAGCAGAGCGAAGAAACGACGGTGAAAGGCCGGGTTGCGCACTTGTTTGAAATCGGCCACCAGCACGGCGCCGAGCTTACATTTTGATTGCAGGAAATCTCTGGTCTCCGGCGTAGCGGGGATCAGGATATTGGAGGAATGCTTAATGAGTTGTAACTGCGCCATGGTTTTCTCCGTGGCGCACAGGTTGTCAGTTGTTCAGGCTGACACTGGTATTATGAACAGGTGGTTATTAAAAATCAAAAATTAGATTTGATTAAACTACCGTTAATTATTGCACTGATTTGAGATGGGGTTTCTTGTACGTTCCAATATTTACCTCCCGTCACAGCAATGTTGGTATTATTTCCTATTGTATTGATCCAGATAATATGCTCTGAGTTTATGAAAACAGGTGCATTCGTCATATCAGTTAGTTCAATAATCATAAGAGCATCCTCTGTGTGTGAAGCGCTTTTATATCAGAGTTTAATTGCTTTGGCAGCCACGAGAAATCGTAATGACGATCAAGCAACCCGCACCTGCAACGTGCACATCTCAGGCAGATTGGCCCTCACCAACGCCTCAGCGAACGGCGGCGGTACCGCGTTACCACAGCGCGCAACCTGTTTGTCTTTGGCGTAGCGAGTGCCCATGTAATCGCGGTCGATGATGTACAACTCGGTTAAAACCCCCATGGTTTAACAATCATAAATCTAAAATCCTTTTAGCAAGCATCATTAGTAATTATGCTTGCTAAAAGTGGTCGCTTTTACGACAATAATGATTCCTTCGCTTACCGGTACCCACGATGCAAGATGAAAAATCTCCCCAATCTTTAGGTGGTAAAGCTAGGGCTTCAAAATTAAGCCCACAGCAACGTAAAGATGTCGCATCTAAAGCTGCAAATGCAAGATGGAATAAAGACAGTGCTGCTCACCAAATCCTCACAGCAAAGCATGAAGGTATATTAAAGATTGGTGACGCAGAACTTGACGTTGCGGTTTTAGAGGATGGTAAAAGAATAATTTCTCAAGGCTCAGTATTCAAAGCTTTTGGTCGTCCTACCAGGGGGGTTAAGTCGACTCCAGAAGGTGAGATCGTTATGCCTGCTTTTATGGATGCGATTAACCTAAGACCCTTTATTTCTGAAGACCTTAAGGGTGTGATCGATAGAGTTAAATATCGCTCTCTTTCTGATGCAGTAGTAGAAGGATATGACGCGTCTATCCTACCCTTAGTATGTGATGTCTATTTGAAGGCTAGGGAAGAAGGGGTCATTACGCGCTCTAACCAGTTGGATACTGCTCGGAAAGCAGAAATCCTGGTTCGTTCTCTAGCTAAAGTTGGCATCATCGCACTTGTGGATGAGGCAACCGGCTACCAAGAAGTTAGACCGCGCGATGCCTTACAAGCTTTTCTAGATAAAGTCATTAGCAAGGAGCTTGCTGCTTGGGCAAAAAAGTTCCCAGATGAGTTTTATGAGAATATTTATATTCTTAGAGGATGGAAATGGTCTGGTATGTCGAAGAATCGCTTCAGTGTGGTTGCTCATTATACCAGGGATTTGATTTACGAACGACTGGGCGACAGTATCTTAGAAGAGCTGGAAAAGAAGACGCCAAAAGATGATAAAGGGAATAGGAAAAGCAAACTTCACCAGTGGTTAACTGATGATGTAGGGAATCCTATGTTGGCTCAACACCTCCATTCAATAATAATGATTCAGCGATTGTCTATAGCTAATGGCTATGGTTGGAATAAATTTGTCAAAATGGTCGATCAGGTTATGCCTAAGAAAGGCGGAACATTCGAGTTAGCATTAACAGACCCTACATAAGCTATTGTCGCCGGGCCAATTAGCCGGCGACGTCTTCCGTATGTGTTAATGTTCTTTCGAAAGGCCAGACCGTTCCCGGCACATCCACCAGCGGCAGGCGCTCCAGCTCTATGATGCGGCTGGTGGCTTATTGCAGGAGCGGAACGGTAATGTTCATGCAGCAAGCTCCTTTCGGCTAAGCCCCATCAACGCATCATGAAGAGCCTTTGCACCTACTTGTCGTTGAGCAGCAACTTCGTAGCTAATGCCGTTCGTTTCCATGATGCAATCCCTGTCGAGATATTCAGCGCATTCATCCAGCGCCTTGGTGAAATCTTGCTGCAGCAGGGACGCCAGCGCATCACGCTGTTTGACCGTTTCGCGAAGCGCAGCCGTAGTGCAATCTAGCCGCTCGGCCAGGCGAGACATCATTTTGGAGATGTCGATGATCGGCGTGTCGCTGGTCATTGCCTTCGCAAACTCGTGGCCAATCGCGATCAGCTCTTTGTTGTTAAGTGATTCACTCATGCCCGCGCACTCCCAAAAATTTTATGAATTTCGTAGCCCTGCCAGTTCTGACGGCATACATCGGCCGCTGATGGCGCTGCTGGTATTCGCGGCTTCGGCTGCTTGATTTTTTCCTGTCAGCGCTGCACCAGCGGGTATTCCGGATGCTTCGATTTGCCGATATTTTCGACGATCCCGGCCATACCCAGCCGCTTGAGACGTTCGTAGGCCTCACGGATGTCGCAGCCGAGCAGCTTACGGTTCTGGCGGGGCGTTGCCGGTCCGTTTGTCTCGATGAACTCCACGATGGCCTTTTGCTTTGGTTTTATGCGGTTGCACACGGTCAAACCCTCCCCTGCGCCTGGCGGCGCTTGTACTCGGCCATCAGCATTTCTGCAGGCGTCGGCCCCCGGTCCCGGTTCGGTGCTGCCAGTGCACGGCGGACCGGCGGGATCGGCTTACCTTCTGCAACGCGTTTTTCCCAGTGCGCCAGCAGGAGCCCGGCTTCGCTGAGCAGCTCTTTTTCGTTCATCTGGCGATCAACACCCCGGCGGCGCAGCTCCAGGCAAACGTGATACAGCAGTGGCTGTGGCCACGGGTGTTGCTCACTGGTGGGATATTTGAAAACGAGCTTCCGCCACTTCCAGAATTCGGCCATGACATCCGCCGGACTCACGCCGAGCGGACCCTTGCCTTCACGGCACCAGGCGACGAACTGCCCCGGCGAAGGCCAGAACGGTGACACGCTGGCACGCGCTTTCTGCATTCCGGCCACCAGTTGCTCGCGGCTCCGGATGCCGTTTTCGGCGAACGTGGCGATCCACTGCTGTTTGGCCGTACGCTTAGCCCAGGCCATTGAAGCCAATAGCTATCTTGATCAGAACTATATCCCCTCCAGTCTACTTCAGCGCATTAAAGAAACGCCCACCCTGACTATGGCTAAATGGCTGGAGAGGTATGACGTTATTCTCGAGCGAAGGGAATTAAAACTAAACACAATGAAAGTTCGCAGGAACCAGATTGAGACGATCAGAAAAGAGTTCGGCACCATCGCTCTTAGCGCAGTTACAACAAAAGACATTGCGGAATTTTTGGAAACATACATTGCCTGCGATAAAAAAAGCATGGCTGCAGGTCTGAGATCTTTACTACTCGATGTATTCAGAGAGGCGCTCGTGGAGGGCCATATAGAAAGGAACCCGGCAGAACCTACTCGCACCCCGGCACCAAAAGTTAAGCGGGAACGTCTACTGCTCGAAGCGTATTTTACGATACGAGAAACAGCAGCTGCTAATTCAGTATGGGCGGCAAATGCATTTGATCTTGCACTGGTCACGGCTCAGCGACGAGAGGACATAGCCATGATGAAATTCACTGATATCCGGGAAGACAGATTGTTTGTCATACAGGAGAAAACAGGGAATAAATTAGCCATCCCTTTAGACCTGAAACTGGAAGCAGCCGATCTTCATTTAAAGGAAGTGATAGAGCGTTGCAGAGCGAACAATCCATCTGAGTTCCTGCTTTACTCGCCGGTGCGTCGGGGTGGAAGAAAGCCCGGACCACTGACGCCGGATGGGTTAACCCAGGCGTTCTCAGATACCCGTGATGTCACTGTGCTTAAATTTGGCCCTTACCCGCCGTCATTTCACGAAATTAGAAGTCTGGCCAGTAGGCTGTATGAGAAGGAAAAAGGCGAAGAATTTGCGCAGCGGCTGTTGGGTCATAAAAATTTATCAATGACCAAAAAATACCTGGACTCCCGTGGGTCTGAGTATGTTACGGTTTAGACTGAATATAAGGAATTGGTGGAATTTTGGTGGATTTTAGTGTGAACACCTAAAAAATCCTTATTATTCAATCATATAAAAAAAGACCGAATACGATTCCTGTATTCGGTCCAGGGAAATGGCTCTTGGGAGAGAGCCGTGCGCTAAAAGTTGGCATTAATGCAGGCTTAGTCGCCTTGCACCTTAAGAATAGATGACGACA